TCGATTGCCATCTCAACATTTTCCGATTTCATCAGCTTCTGACCGAGATTTTCAAGACCGCCGTACCGTCCGGCGATTTCCTTGGTTGCACGGGTGGTGAGAATCATCTCATACTCCGTCCCGCCAATGGTGATTTTTGCGCTTCTTTCGTTATCCATTCCCATACTCCTTACGCGCTGTATTCGGGTTCGTACACACTCTTGTACCAGTTGGTGATGGTTTCAGCGGATACCTTGGTATCGCCCTCGGTGACCTCCGCTTTCCACGGATGCTTGTTCCTGCCGTCCACCTTATTACGGCGCATGATCGTGCCCTCGATGGTCGGCGTGGAGAACGTGATGCTTTCGCCCTTGGTCGCAAGATTGGTGGCGGGGATGCCGAACTTCACCTTGTACAGCCAGAAATACTTGTACTTGCCGTTGGTTTTCTTCGCGCGGAAACCAATCGCCACGGGTTCGCCGCCATCCTCGGATGCCGAAATCACGACACCGTTGGAGTCGATGGTCGCACCGGTGAGCGTGGATGCCACAGCAGAGCCGATGTCGTCGATGCCGAGGGACAGCGTGCCGTTGCCGAACTCTTTCACGATTTCCGCGATGCCGTCATCGGCGTACAGAATCGCTTCGACCAGTTCCACAGACAGGTCAGCGGAGATTGCTTTGGCCAGTTTCTCCGGTGTACCGTAGGTTTCATTGCCGTCATCATCCTCGGTAATCTTGGAAAAATACAGCATATCCAATCCAATTGTTGCCAAATCTTTATTCCTCCATTTCGTAGGTTTTCGCCACATCAATGGCGTAGTGGTGGTAGCCGGTGGTCGATTCATGACCAACATACCGGCGGCTCGTGATCGTCATTTCGGCGGCAAGAACCGCACAGACGATCTGATTCTTCATTTTGATGTAATTGCCCTTGTCGTACAGGGAAATCCGCACCGCCTGCACATCAATCTGCGGTTCGTTGTCCGCGTGGAGAACAAAGGTATCCGCAAGCGGTGTCAGAACCACATATTTCTCCGGTGCGGTGTCGGAGAATACGCCTGTTTCCACCGGAATCAGCGGTGACAGGATCGTATTCAGTTCGGATAAGATCACAGTTTCGATACCTCCCGTTCCAGTACAGCTTTCATAGCCTTCTTACATTCGTTTTTGCTCTCCGCTTTCGCCGGTTCCATGAACGGTTTCGGCGGCTGACCGTGTTTGCCGTATTCGATCACCGCAGCGATCATGGCGTTGCTCTCTCCATCCGAGCGGGGTTCGGAAAAGCCGATCTTCACATTGGAGTTGCCGTTGCGGTCGATTTTTGGCGGAGTCAGACCGAGAGATTCCACCAGTTCACCGGTCGAGCGGGAGTCGTATTTCGTGCCACTGCCGATGACGGCTTCAAGGTTTGATTTCACCTTGTCAAGCAAAACCTGACCGCCCGCTTCCAGAGCCATTGCCGCAATTTCATCGGATTTTGCTCCGAGCCGCGACAGCTTTACAAGCAGTTCATCCGGCATTTTTATTGTAGCTTTAGCCACTCGGCTTTACCTCTTTCGCCAGAACTTCAATGTACATTCCGCGACCTTTTACATCCTCCACAGAGGTAATCTCAAACCTTCCGTCAGCACAGGTGATCACCATGTCGGTTGTGATCATGAGATCAGGGATACACCGGAACCGAAACAAATCCGTCGCATCGGTGAAAGCGGCACGGTTTGCCCAGCGTTCACTGCCATGCCGACCTTCCCGATACGCACGTACGGACGCAAGGATTACATCGGACGTGACTTTGAAGCCATCTGAATCTTTTGTGACCGTCGGTCTGATGATGTCGATAAAGGTGTTCATTTTTCCGTAGCTCATATCACACCTTCCATTCCCGGTCGAGCCGTAAGAGCAGATTCGCCGTATTCCAAACCTGCTGTGCCGCAGGAACATTGTCAGCAAAAAAGCCGCCCGTACTGCCGTCCCGAGATTCATAAAAGTGGGACGACAGCATGATAACAGCCTGTTCTGTGGTCGGCGGCATGGGATTGGACGAATAGAACCCCTCCGGTATGTGCTGATAGCTCTCGGCATAGGCAGTCGCGGCGGTAATGTAGTGGAGCAGAAGCGAATCGTCAACATCATAAGCTACGATCAGATTCGCTTTCACCTTATCAAGCAGTTCGTCCATGCCTTACCTCCGGATTACTGCGGTTCAGCCGTGCCGCCCTTCATCTGGAGAACCTTGATGGCTTCGGGCAGAATCAGACGTGCATCCAGACGCTTGGAGGCGAGGAAGCCGATCTGCCCGGTTTCTGCATAGCGCTCGTTCAGTCTCTTGAAGGTGATACCCTGACGGTCACCGATCCAGTAGAATCTGAAATTGCCGAATGCGATCGTTCTGGCACCTGCCGCAAGTGTGGGAGCAAACGGGGAAGTGTACAGGCGCTTGCCGATCAGGGTGTCGTAGCCGCCTTCGTGAAGCGCGGGCTGCCAGAGGTACTGTCCGTTCTGGTCCTTCAGCTTGCGGATGTTCTTCATCGTGGCATCGTTGAGAAGCCAGACGGCATCTTTACGGTAAGCGCTGTTGAGAGAGTAGTAGAGGTCGATCAGCTCATCCGCTGTAACCGCGGCAGCAGCTGCGGCAGTCACGCCGACTTCTGCACCTCCCGTGGTGTGGAAAATACCTGTCGGCTTGTTTACACCGTCACCGGTCAGGAAAGCTTCTTCCTCCTTGTTGCCGATCCGGCGCTTGAATTCACCGATGAAATAGTCTTCCAGATCGAACGCAGAGTCGTGGAGGAGTTCCTCGGAAACCTTTACGAGGGTGGCAACCTTATGTGCACCGATCAGCTGCTGACCGAATACATCACCGGCTTCGGGGACAGCGCCTTCCTCATCCACCCAGGATGCACTGCCGCGGCTGGTTACTACAGGAATCTTGTGAGCACCGGATGCCGTAGTAAAGCGGTGAGAAAGCTGACGTACGACATTGTCTTCGTTCAGCGCGGAGATGAGTGTTTCTTCGAATTCATCAGGAACGAGATAGCCGCCTTCGGAATCCTTACCGACCTGAAGAGCGTTGCGGATTTCAACATCGGTTACGTCGCGCATCTGATTCCAGAAGGCTTTGTTATAGGTATCGCTCGCACGTTCGGTTTTGGTTACGGGAGCGGGGGTTTCGACCATCGGCTGACCGGTGATCGGCTTGTTGACCGGCTTGTTCAGTTCAGCATCGAGAGCCTCCTGACGTTCGAGTCGGGCGATTTCCTTACCGAGATCGGTGATTTCCTGCTCCATACGGGAATATACGGTATCGTCTTCAGCAGAAAGAATACCGTTATCGGGGCGATGAGCATCGAGGAACGCCTTGGCAGCTTCCCATGCCTTTGCACGCTTTTCGCGCAGTTCATGAATAGTCATATAGAATTTCCTCCAATTTTTAGTGTTTCATCAGATTGAGTCGGCCGTAGAGATCATCGACCTTGCGACCGTTTTTCACAGGTGCGGGTGTCTTTGCGGAAATCTTATTGATAAGTGCCTTTTCCACGGTCTTTCCGGAAAAAGCATAGGCTTCTGTTTCCACGGTTCGCTTTTCGTCTGTCAGAATATCATCCGCAAAGCCGAGTTCGATAGCTTTTTTCGCATTCATCCATGTGGTATCGTCCATCATGTGCGAAAGCTGTGTGTGTGACAGATTCGTCTTGATTTCGTAGGCGTTGATGATGCTTTCCTTGACCTCGTTGAGCATATCGATGGCTTTCGCCATATCTACATGGTCACCGAACGCCATTGTCGCAGGATTGTGGATCATCATCAGAGCCGTGGGAGCCATGTAAACCTTGGTACCCGCCATCGCAATGACGGATGCGGCAGATGCGGCAACACCGTCGATTTTTACGGTGACTGTGCCTTTGTAATCCATCAGCATGGTGTAAATCTGGCTTGCTGCGAGGCAATCACCGCCCGGACTATTCAGCCAGATTGTCACTGGACCGTTTCCGCTGAACAGTTCACTGCGGAACATGGCGGGTGTGACATCATCGTCGTACCAACTTTCTTCCGCAATCGTCCCATACAGTTCAAGAACTCGTTCGGCGGAGGGATCGTTTTCCGCCAGATTCACCCATTTCCAGAATTTCTTCATCGTTTTTTTCCTTTCCGGTAGTATTTATGTTATCGGCAAAGGCTCCGGCATTTTTCATCGGGAGCATATTGCCGTTGATCAGATAAAGGTCGCCGCCTTCCTGCGCGGGAATCCGGTCGAGGTTTTCCAGTTCGCGGATATCATTCGCAGACATCCAACCGTTCTGCCGACCGACGGCGTAACCCTGCATTCGGGACTGGTAGTCCCCACGGAGCAGTCCTTCCAGATTGAACTTGGCGAAATACCGTGCTTTTTCTTCCTTATTCAATAGTGACCGTTGAATGGACTGTTCCCACCGGATCACCCACGGATCAAGTGTGTATTTTACAAATTCAAGTGACTGCTGTTCAATATTGGAAAAGCTCGACTTTTCCAGGTCTCCGACCATGTGCGGCGGGACACGGAAAATTCGAGCGATTTCATTGATCTGAAACTTTCGGGTTTCCAGAAACTGTGCCTGTTCGGGAGCGATGCCGATTGGTGTGTACTTCATCCCTTCTTCGAGGACTGCGATTTTGTTTGCGTTCCCGCTGCCGCCGAAGGTAGACTGCCAGCTTTCACGCACACGGGCAGGGTCCTTGATCGTACCGGGGTGTTCCAGTACGCCGCCGGGAGCTGCGCCGTTTGCGAAGAACTTCGCGCCGTACTCCTCACAGGCAATCGCCATGCCGATAGCGTTTTTCGCCATTGCGATGGGACTGTAGCCGACCAGACCGTCGAAGCCGAGTCCGGGGATGTGAAGGACATCAGTTGGATGAAGGATCACAGTGTTGTCGCGCTCACGGTAAACTTCATCCGAGCCGCGATAGTAGCTGTAATATAGCTGACCGGAGGAATCCCGCTCAACCGTCATCTTGTTCGGCATCAGGGGATAGAGAGCAATGATCTCGTTCTTGCCGTTGCGGATGATCTGCGAATAGGCATTGCCCCACAGGAGCAGATGGGTCATGAGCGTTTCGCGGAAAACGAAGGAACTCATCTCCGGATTCGGTTCATCATGGAGCAGGTGATACAGCGGATGGTCAATGGCTTTTGTCTTGCCGC